GTTTGACTAATAATCATATAACCTTGTGGTAAATCTATAGGAGAGAATGGAGAAAATCTAAGTTTTGGTTCGTACATTTCTGCTTCTAATATTATGTTATCACCAATCTCATCAACATCATCAAGTAAGTTAAATACTATATCTGCAAATTTTTTATTAATTGACATTATCCTCCCATACCTTGTAGTAATTGTGCTATGCCTGGTGGAGCACCCTGTGGTGGTAGGGAAGCTCCTCCAAGCAATTCTTGTTCTTGTTCTGGTATTTCTGGATCTTCTGCTGTGTAAAACTTGTCAAGTATTGTACTCATATCATCAGGATTTTTCCTGATCTGTATTACAGCCATAGTTGCTTTTGGATCACCTTGTTGTGCTTGTGCCAGTAAAGAATCAAATAAAACTTTCTCTGCTTTTTCTTTTGTAATTCTTTCGTTTACTCTGACAATATTATCTAAGCCATCAAGGTTTTCTTGTAATGTCTGCGTGTCAATAATACCTGCTTGTAACAACTGTAAACCTGTAACAATCTTTTGTGGTTCATCATATCCAGCCATAGCACCATAAACACGCCTTGTCTTATATGCACCAGCAATATCTTTTTCTGGATCGTATGTTTCTGAAAAGAAAGTATTGTTGTAATATCCAGAGAATGATTTTGTTGAACCACCATACATTTTTTGATCCCACTCTAATCTTTTGTAGTCAATCATTTCTGCAGAATCTGCCATTACTGTATGATATTCTCTAATCATTAATGACATAGATGCACCGAGTTCTTCTAATCCTCTACCTGTTGCAAAGCTAAGTGGGCTTTGTGAATCATCAGATACAGGATAAGAACCACCAACTCGTAGTTGTCGTTCTATTCTGTCTATTTGTTGAAAGATTTGATAAGGTACATTTGATGCTGGTTTAGATACTTGTGTACCAGGTGCAAGATAGTTAACAGCAAATCTGCCTTTTCTATATTGACCTGATTCTATTTCACCAGATATGTTTGTTTCTGTAAATACAGCATCTTCCATAGCTATTATTGACATAACATTTATCTTTGCCATAGAAGCCATTAGTCCTATGATCTGGTCATATTGTCCTTGTAACTTGTCAAAAGCAAATTTCTTTGCAATAACAAATGCAGGTCCACTATCTAGTGGGTTAGGAATAAAATCTAGTACTGTTGCAGATGTCATATGGAAAATGTATGTGCCATCTAAGTTGTAATACTCTGCTATTAAATCACCTTCACCGTTTGAGTTTGCCCAGCTACCATTGTAAGAATCTGTATAAGCAGAAGCATAGGCATTACCTATACCAAGGGTATTAGTTTCATATCCATCTTTAGACATAATCTTATCTGCAAATCTTGGATAAGTTCTTGCTAGTGCTTCTTTAGGTACTCTACGAACAATAGCCATTTCTTTTGGTTGTTGGTCTGCACCAAAGTAACCAGGAAAACAATTATAAGGATCACGAAGTTCTGCACAAGGATAAGGTGTACCATCTGGACCTTTTTTCTCTCTAATAACCCATACAGCAAAACCATAACCAGGTAGCCATCTACCTACTTGTGGCATTTGTAATTCTAATTTTTGTGTTTCATCATAAGATGTAACTATTCTTGCAATCTTTTCTGCTTTTTGTTTTGATCTCTCGCTGTCTTTACCATTAGGTGTATCTACTTTAAGATTTGGAATACGACCTATTTTTTGTGATAGATGTTCTAAACCTGACATCATAAGGTTAGGTACAGGTATTTGATAATCTTCAAAACCCTTTATCTGATCACCTAGTAATGCAAGAATACCATCAGGTCCACCATTCATAATTGCACGAATACGACCTCTAGTAGAATACGCACTTTGGTTATCATAATGTAATTGTGTAATCTGATATTGTATTTCTTCAGGTGTCATCTTAACCCCAAGGTGCTTCGTTCATATTGCTTAAATCCCATTCTCCAAAACTAGGTTTGTAGTCCAAACCAACTTCGGCTAGTCTTTCTTTCTGCAATCGCCTTACGACACGCATTGGAAACCAACTAGCCATAACAACATCACTCTTATTATTTCTACCAGATTGCTTACTAGCACCTGTTGAAAAATAAATTAGTTGCCTACGATATATATTACTCTTTGTTTCGCTTTCTGCACTACCATAGGGCAAACTTATTAGTTGTTGCTTAAACAATTCTCTCATACTTCCGACACCAAAGATAGGATCAAATTTGTTTTTTTGTGTCTGATGTCCTTCTAAATATATGCCCATTCTTGCACAATACTCTCTAAGTTCTGTATCTTGTCGTATTGCTCTTTGAAATCCGTTTTCTTCTATAACCCAATGTGCAAGATTATACTTTTCGTGCCACTTCTTTATTGTTTTTCTTGCCTGTATAATGCCACCACCCTTTTGATTTTCTATATCAATCATATACATTTTGCCTGTGTCAGTATTAATTGCCCATAAAAACGCTGCTTGATAACCAGTAGAAGCTGGATCAAGTCCTGCTATAAGTTTTACCCCAGCAGGTACCTGTCCAATTATCCTATTTGAATCTCTACAACTATCTATTTCTTCTACATCAAACATAGCTATACCTTCTGCAAATGCTTTGTTAAGATATACCATCTCAAATATTGCTTTACCACCTGTAGTTTCAGCAGCTTGTAATCGTGAATACAACCATTTGTAACTACGTTTCTTTTCCCATAGCATACAATCAGTATGTTCAGCAAACTCTGTTTCTGGTTTTACACACTCTGCACTATGTGCTTCTTCTACAATCTTGTGCATTTGTGGATTTTCTAATAAAAAGTTGTATAAATCTTCAGGATGTTGTCTTGATCCAATAATGACTATTGCTGTATGTTCTTCTTTACGAGATGACAAAGTAGTTGTCCACCATTGTCTAGTCTGTTCTCTTGCACTAGGTTGTATTGTTGTGCCGTGATCTTCTATATCATCAGCAATAATTAAGTCTGTATCACGAGAAAGTATCTTACCACCCTTACCTACAGCTACCATTGTCGGTGATTTAATACCAGTTACAGTTCTAGTAGCTACAGTAAATTGTCCTGCTGTCCAAGACTTACCTGATCTATTCTTTGGTTTAAATGCTTGACCTGGTATGCAAAAGTCCTCTATAAGTTTTTGATTATGTTCTAAGTGGTCTAGCACAGAACCTACTGCGTTCTTTGCTATTTCTTCGTTACCACCTACCCACATAATTCTTACATTAGGATTTTTGCATATCTGCCATACAGCAAAGTGTGTAAGCAAGTCTGTCTTGCCGTGTCGTGGTGGAGATAATATCATTTGTTCGTTACCCTCATCAATAGCTGTCAATATGGAGTTTATCCATTTTTGATGAAAGTCTGCTGTTTCGTATTTTTCTCCTGTTTCTGTTTTAAAGTATCTATCTCTAAAATCTTCAAACTTGCGTAAAGATTCAATAGCTTCTTTTGGTGTTTCCCAATCTTCTGCTTTTTTTAAATTAACCTTATCTACTTTGTATGCTTCGTGCATTTTTGTAACAATGGTATTAGATACATCTAATAGTTTTGCTACTTGTTGTTTTTGTATAAGTTTCTTTTCTACTTTCTCTGCATATAGCTTGACATAATCTTCATAGTGTTCACCACGAGATACTGTCATTTGTGTAGATGCTTGTTCTAGTTTTTTTCTTTTGTAATACGCTTTACGGTTACATTGATCAGAACAATATATTTTTTTATTAGAATGTGCTGTAAATTTTTTCTCGCAACCTTTATTGCTGCAAGTTTTTCTTTCAGCCACTATTTTTTTCTTGCACGTTTGGCTTTGTTTTTTTTACTGTTAGGAAAACCTTTTTGCATTTCTTTATATGCTTTAGGGCTAATAGTAGATTTTTTCTTTGACCTACTTGTACCTGCTTTTTTCCTTTTGTTTATGTTGTAATATAAACCTTTTTTAGCTGCCATTATTTCCAACTCTTTCTTGCTTTTGCTTTTGCATTTTTAGATAGCTTACCATAATGTACTACTTGTTTTGATGACTTAGAATGTTTTGCTCCAGTATGTATTTGACCATTCATTTTGTGTACACTACCTTTGTACTCTTTGCCAGTCTTAAAATAATGTTTTGTTCCTGCTCCCATAACTCTCCTTTACCATTCTTTGCAAGACCAATATCTTGCAGTTGTCTTATCTTTAGCTGTACTACATTTGTGTCTAGCACGGAATGATGCTCTGGCTTTAGGATTGTTTTTCCTAATAGCCATATTTGGATCACCGAACATAACCTTCTTGACTTTGCCATTACTCATAACAAAAACCTTTTTAGATTTCCTTCCGTATCCAGGTTCGCCTTTTCTAATAGCCGTAGGGCTATTTAGCTTAACCTTCATTCCTTGGTATTCAGCCAACTCTAATACATTCCTTTTTTCTTTTTCTTCTTGCCTTTTTTATGCTTTGGCATCATTTCTCCTAACTATACTATATCTTGTATGAGTGATTATATAACAGGTAAAAAATATCCTAATCATAAACCCTCTACTTCATATAGTAGTGGAAGAATTTGTTTGCACAAA